CAGTATAATAAGCCTGTGTTACTACATATAAATCAATAATATTTGTTGTAGCAGGATCAATGCGTGTTGTATTGTTACTGTTATGACGATATTGGAACTGTAACCCTTGACGTCCAGGTCTCATGCTATATTGTGGTTGTTCTACTAAGGTATAATAGGGAGTTGTAACAGTTTGATCTTGCACTGATATGTAAAAAACATTATCTGTATAAGCGTAGAATAATTGTCCTAAAGGATAATCGTATTTTACAACTTCAACTTGAGTCTTGGTTGGGTATTGATATGATACCGTAGTTGATGCTATTAATTGCAATCGTGTTAAATTAATAGCATCTTGTAATTCTTCAAAGAAAGTGTATATTCCAATATTAGTATTACCGGTTACGTATCCAGTAATTTGATTGAAGAAATCTGGATTTTCAATTAAAGTTCTGTCATTAACATTGATACTAGCTACTTCTACTTCAAAATCATCAATATAACCGTCACTTTGAACTGTTTGTCCTACTACACTAGCAGACACATTATTTACTAATGGATAATTGCTGCCAGGCTGGGTATTAGTTGCTAGCACGTTTACAAAATCTTGTAAGATTTGTCCACTAAATGGATCATACACAAGTTTACCTGCTTCGTATGTAAATCGTGTGTCTGCAACACTACCAAAATAATATGCTAGCGAACGGTATGTTACCGTATATCTATTATAGCCGGTGCTTAGAAAATTAACAAAATAGCCAGTAGCATTATAGTTTTCAACACTCCAGCGATTTTGTGCTATTGTTAATGAGTTGTTAAAAACTAAGCTAAAGTTTTGTTGCAATTCCATACGAACTCTACATTCTTGTATTATAGAATTTGGTAAGATATTATCGAATGCAGGTAATATAACCGATAATATTGCTTCGGTTGGCACGTAACCATCTAATGTGATTGGTCCGGTGCCATTTGCAAAACTACCTTGGCCATTGTTATATCCATCACCTATTACGTTTAGTACAGTTGTCCAAATATATGTTTTGTCAGTTGGTGTTACAATACCACTAACTAAACGATTATTTGTATCAAAGTAAAATCCTGCAGGGGCTGTGAATTTTATCAACGCACCTTTTGTAATATACTTTACATTGTTAGTTGAATATGTAGCAACTGGTATAGGACTTACATCACCATTTTGAATATTATAAAAATAACCAGTTTGACTATTAGCATCTACTGTACTTGATTGCCAATATATAGTTCCATCACCGGATGTACTATTGACATTGTATCTCGTATAATTTTGTATGTAGTATTGAGTTGAACGATTATCAGATAATATAGTAGCTAAGTTATCTGTTAAGAATGTAATAATATCACCAGAATTGTTTATAACTAAAGATGAACTACCTTCAGAATCGTTTAACCACACTCCACCGTCATTAGCAAAACTGTTAGTACTACTATATTTGCCGGTTGGGTCAAGCAAATCTAAATTCTTTGACACACCAACGCTACTACGATTGATAGCTTTTGATTTGATAATTGAACTATATAATGTATAAGGGAAGTTGGTATAGTCTTCACCATTAACCATACGATTTTGTGTATAATAACGAGTTGGAGCACGTTGTTTAATATTAGCAAGACTTTCACGTGTCTGTGCATTTGAGACTGGTATTTGCAATGCTAAACCAACTGTTAATGATTCTTGACGACCAACTCTGCTTACATAATTAAATGTAACACTAATACCTTGCATTTCATTTGGATCGATTGTGTAAGTTAATGCATTACCGGCACGAACATACGCTCTATAGTTACCAACGGGTATACTACTAAACACACCATCACCAAATACATAACTTACTTGGTCGTTGAAACGAGAGTTAACCGAAAAAATATCTTTAAAGCTAGATTCAGTTTGCAAATACGCATCAGCATAAATGTTATCTACTTTTTTCCATAATCCTAATGCACCATTGTTTGAACTTAATTGATACAACCACGTGTCAGTGTTATTAACACCTTGAATATCAATGTCAACTACTTGATTGCTAATTTTTTGTTGCAAAGTAAAGTCAAAGTTTTGTAATGTACCTTGTTTAAAATAGAAGAAGAAACCTGTGTTTGGACTACCGTATCCTAACTTATCGTTACGGTATAGCATATTAAATCTGTTTGTTGGAGCAGGGGGAATCTCATAGACGTAATCTTCATCTACTGTGGTGACGCTACACAACTCAAAATTCATGTTGATACCATCAACTTGACTTGATAAAGGTACAACTGGCAATGTTCCGGCTGGAATTTGCATTGTATACTCATCTGTCTTTACCCCAATAATTTGTGCAGTATTGCCCGGGCGGCCTACCTTCTGTGTATTAATTAATGTAGCGTTTACTATAGTGTTAAACTGTTCTAACCAATTAGAGTTAGCAGGATCATTCCAAAGAATAGGAATATTGCTTAAGTTAAAGCCATTCAAATCTGTAATGTTTTGAGTAGTTTGTATGCTTGTTACTTTTAGATAGCCTTGTCCGGCTAAGTTTCGTTTTGGAGTATAGCTAACTAAATTAGCTAACTTAATAACACTATCTCTACGTTCTGCTGTATCAATAAAGTTTTCACGGGTGTTTAAGTCGTTGCGAAAAGCAAGACCTTGACCCATAAACGCCATAACGTCTAACAATGCAATGAATTCTGATGATTCAATATAGTCATTAAATGTTTCAGGATAATATACACGCAAGTAATCAATAAAAGTCTTACGTAATGTTTCATAATCGTAACTTTTAAAGTCGGCTTGACTAAACGTTTGGTAAATTGCTTTCCAATCGTTTACTCCGAATATTGCTGATTGTCTTGAACTTGTGGCCATAGTTGTTCTCTTTTAAGTATTTATCTTAACTGAAAACCATGGTTTTTAGAATTTACTGTAAAACTGCATTATTTGTTGCATTGTCAAAGAAGACATTTAACAAAAATGCTTGATTGAATGGTGCTATAGCCATCTCAAGTTCGATCAATATTCCGTTCTCTTGCGGATAGGCTTTTACTGAATTTAGTACCATTCTTGGGTCTAAATTAGCAACTCTGCGTATCTCGTTCTCTAGTTGAAATTGTGTGTCTGGAGTGTTGGGTTCAAATACAAAACTCCAAAGAGTAGTTCCATATTCGGGTTTGCCTACTTTTTGACCCTGTTGAATGTTCAGTGAATTGATAAAGTCACGCACGACTAATGGGGTATCTACTAATCTAAACTTTTTACCTACTCTGACAGGTTGTAAAATAGAACCTGTGCCACCATCAACCCCTGCATTTAAGTCAGTGGATCTAGGTTGATTTGCGTTGATTGTGCTGAATCCAATATAATTAGGCATGATGATATTTATGCTCGGTTTGCTATGTCTCTAATCTTAGCTGTAATGGCACCAGATGCTGTAACTTCTGCTATATATGCTTCTTTTGCAGAATCTAATGCAGGATCACCTTGAGGTAAATTATCTCTGGCTTCTATATAAGCGGCACGTGCTTTAGCAATTTTTTTACTTTGTTCTTCTTGTTCAACAATTAATGCCTGTTGTTGAGTGAATAACTCATTTAATTTATCCGCTTGCGCCTTTACTAAAGATGATGGACCAGTACCACCAAAATTTGGAATAGGTATTCTCTTATCACCCAACACTGATCCTAATTGTGCAGTTAGTTCTCCCCTATCTATCGTATTCGCTCCAATAGTTGGTAGCTTGATAGGGAAAGGACTAGATGAACTTAATGAACTTAGACTTGCTTGCAATGATGCGGCTGCACCTGCGGGCAATCCAGAAGATGCTAAAGCTGTCAAACTTTGAGTTCCTTCCGACAACCCTTTAGTTAATGAGTTTACATTTAAACTCTCAATGTTGTTTGCTAGACCACCAAGTGCTCCGGCACTCAATGATACGTTACCGCTAAGTGCAGATGCGGCAGTAGTTATACCATTGGTAACTGCGGCTGATGTATTTTTAATTAAATTAGATGCTTGTGTTATGCTTGGTAAATTTGGCAATGATGATCCAGATATGCCAACGATAGCACCTATTGCACCTGCACCTCCGGGCAATGATGATACTCCACTAGCCAACGATGATACAGATGATGTTGCTTTACCAACAAGTGCGGTTGCACCTGTAATTGAACCTAGTGCTCCGGCTGCACCTGTAATTGAACTTAGTGCTCCGGCTGCTGAACTTGCAAGACCACTGAGTGGATTTGTTAATGTTGGGATACTTGCACTTGCCGCACCTGCTAATTGGTCTAGAGGTCCAGAATTAGCTTGCGTTTCATTAGCGGCTTGGTCTGCGGCATTTTTCTCTGCAATTGCTTTCAAATTTTGAGGTACACCCGGTATAAACGATTTAAATGAACTAGTTATTGCGGCAAATGCTGAGCCGGCTAAGCCTTTAGCACTATCTACTAATCCAGACAAACCTTGTATTGCAGATGTGCCCATACCACCCAATGATGTTGCAACTGATGATAATCCACCTGTTACATTTGTTGCTAGGCCGGCTGCAAAATTACCAGATGCTACTAATTGTGAAACATCACTAGTTGCACCCGAAGATATACTTCCAACTGCATTAGCTATGTTGCCAGCTGAATTTTTAACAAAATCTATTGTTGCAGGAAGACCTGCAGTTGCCCCGGCTACTACAAGACCTGCTATCTGAGTTGGTGCCTCTTTACCAGTAATAATACCAGCTAACTGTAAACCTGATTGTGCTTGTTGGAAGTTTGCTACTTGTGCAGTTACTTGAGCAGTTGTATTTTGTGCAATTGCTGTAAGTGTTTCTGCTCCGGCTTTACCAGTAAACAAATTATTAGTCATTGCAGATTGAATATTTGACCCACCTTGAACTAAACTATTAACTAATGTGCTTGCCCCGGGTTTTAATATGCCGGCGGCTTCTAATTGTTTTGGTGTTTGTACTAATGAACCAACACCTGCTGTCAATGTCCCTTTGGCGTCATTAAACACGCCGGCACCAGTTGAAACTACATTAGGAGCAATGTTGGCTGCATTTGTTGCAACACTACTTACCATAGACGATGTTACTGAGTTTGTTAAAGATTCGCTTGCTGGTGCTGTAGCCGGCACAGTAGATGATACTGCTGGATTAGTTGCATTGTCAGGGGCCGCAGCCGCTGAATTATTTGCAGATTCTACTGCACCTGAAGGTGCTGATGGTAATTCAGCACTAGCATTATTACTTACTTTTACATCAACCCCTTGATTTGCATTAGCCCATGGTGCATGTGCCGGTGCCCTACTTACAATACTTAATAACTTAGCAGGTGCAGCCGCCCAACCCTTAACACTATCAAACAATGTATCTGTATGTGCTACTGTCGGTAACGGAGCAACAACTGCGGGTGCAGTTGATGTTTCGCCGGTGTTTAAATTAACTTTACTTCCATTAATAAACATATCACCACCGGAAGCATATGATCCAGCACCGCCGGCACCCATACTCATTGCGCCATCTACCTTAATAGTATATGTACCTAAGGTGTATCCTTTAAAGTTTGCGCCTGCTCTAAAATTAATATCTGTTTCTGTGTTGATATTAATATTATCAGCCGAAATATTTAAATCTTTTTTTGCATTAATATTGATATTGTTATCAGCGTGTAAATTTAAATCACCCTGTGTACGAATATTAACAGAGTTGGTAGCGTACATATCAATAGTACCTTCTTTACCTAACTCAATATAACTTTGACCATTACTATGAATGATAAACAATGTTTGTCCATCATCGCTCATTAATATCTGATGACCCAATGCTGTTCGAATTCTAATTAATTGGTCGTTTCCAATTAAATCCCCGTCATCCATTACAATACTATGTCCACCTCTGCGTGAAACAACACCTAATGCACTTTGTTGACCACTATTGCCGGCTGCATCAGCCACAGTATCATCTGAATAACCACCTTGAAATATAGGTCTGCCTGGAGTGCTTACTCCCCAACCAACACGGCTTGGACTTTCACGTAATGCACTAGACGTAATTGGACCTCTAATTGGATCTCTAATTAATCCTTGTTGTGATAATATAGAAGCAACAT